CTACCACCAGTTCTTGCAAGTTCTGATATTTGCTTCTCTACTTCTTTAATAAGTGCTTCATTAGTCATTGATTCTTGTAACTCTTTTAATCTTTGTTCAGTCATTTTTTTAGTTATTGATGCCAACGCTCAAAACGAACGCTAACAAGGTTTAAAATTCATTAAAACGAAATTTTACACAGGTCGTTAGGCACATTGCGTGGGTGGGTAGTTTACAGTCCTTTGCTTTTTAAAAATTTATAGTATGCATCCCAAAATTTATGACCTTGAGGTGAAGCATCCCAAATAAAGGCCCATTTAACAGCATCAGATAATAATTCTTCTTTATCTTCTTCCCATCCCTTATCATAAGTATCCAATAACAGCGTTTTCATATAGTCATCATCACTCATTTCATTAAACCACTCAATAAGGGTTTTACTGTCAAGTTTTTTGTAACTCCTTTTGTCTTGGTCGATTAAATTAAACACGCAATCAAGCTCATCACAAACTTCTTTAGGGCTTGAAAATACTTTGTTAACTGCATTATCCCTTTCAATACGCTTTATTTCTTTGCGTACTATCTTCTTGATTTGTTGCTTTAAAGTTGGTCCTACAAATTCAAATTGGTCTGCTTTTAGGACTTGTTTTGTGTCATCATATTCGCATTTATAATAATCGCCTCTACCCATGACCTCATCAGAATTAACGTCAATTATAATAACCTCTTGACCTAATTTAAAACAATGTCTTTCCGTATTAGTAACCACAACCTTATCACCTACTTTGTGTTTTTTCATTTGTCTTAATTTCTCTAGTTTCATATCCTTTTGCCCTCATATAACCACACGGTATCAGTAACAAATATAGTGAAATGTGCTACTGTCTCTGATTTTACAGTAAGCTTAAAAGAGCAGTTAAACCCGTTCAATAAAGCAACCTTATAAAATAAGAACTTATTACCACCATTGTCGTGTCCTTCTACTACAGTGGAAACTGTAACAATTTTTGCTACAGTTTCTCCTGAGTAGATTGTGATTGTATTTTCGAACAGAACGGCATACCCTTGAGCTACTTCCCATTCACTATACATGTATTTTTCTTTAGCAGAACTATATGTTCCTTCCCTGCAGCCGTACAATTCGAATGTAGTAGCTTCTTGTTGTGCTGTAGCTACAGTTGTTATAAACAGACATAATATTGTTATTAGATTTTTCATTTTAGTTGGTTTTGAATTGCTATAACTGATACCATAAGTATCATTATTTTAAATGCAAGGAAGATTGCTCCTCCTTTTATTTTTCTAAACGTGAGTTTAACCGAGATCTTATCAGAAATATACCAAGCAGCTTTATCTACATAAGACTGTGTGCCGATGTACAACCAATGCATATCTTTAAATACGTTTATAAAAATATCAAAGGCTATCCAAAAGGATGCAGCCATATAAACAAACAGCCAGAAGCTGATCGCTAAGTCTAGCTTACCGTATGCTAAGGCTAATATTGAAAGCAAAATGCCTCTTATTATACCTCTTTTCCAATGAGCTCCGTAGATTAATATATTAGAATCATGTCCCGCGTTTGCAAAAGCAATTCCATTAATCATAATAATAATACCTATAAATACAGGTAAAAAGCTTGGTTCTAGTCCTGAGTTAATGTAATCACTAAAGGCAGTGATAGATATTCCTACAATGACGGCTACTCCGCCAATAATTAATTCTAGTCCTTTAATTCCTGATTGTTTCATGTGTTTTAGTTTATGGTTTAAAATAAAGAGGAGAGCTTAGGACTCTCCTCTCAAAAATAGATTAATATATTCTCGTTTGAATCTACTAATCAACCACTTCGCGCCCTCCAAAGGCTAGAAGGTTATCTTGGTATTTTAAAACTTCCCATTTGCACAAAGATGGCCGGCTATAAGTCAGCATACCTGCTGATATTTCACAGGCGGTATTATCCCAGTGTGTCTTGAATCCTAGTGCTCCACTTGTCAGCTTCGTGTGACAAGCTTGCATGGGAAGAATGTATTTTTAGTTTAAGCTAAGCTCATCAGGGTCCATAAAACTTTCTATTTCTTGTCTTTTTGATAATAACAACCCGTGTTGTATGCCTAAATTATGAGAGAAAGATATTAATATAGCCATTGCTTGCTGGTCACTGTAAAAGTCAGCTCTTTCTAATAAATGTGCTTTAATTCTTCTTACAATGAAATATATTTCTCCAGGACATTCATCTTCATCATCTCCGTGTTTTTCATGATATGCTGTATGATCTTTTAGCATTTGTTTTATAATGCTGTCTCTTAGCTCATCCATCTTTTTAACAGAGATACCGCTTTCAAATGACTCCTCAAGTAGATTTGTCTTCTCTGTAAGAGTCATGTCAAATATTAAATTTTGTATTTCGTTAGTCATTTTGTTTTCTTTTTTATCCAAACAGCTTTGTGAGCTGTTGAATGATGTTCTGAATTGTTTCTGGTAGTGCTATTACTAATCCAAAGGTACCGATTGCTCTACCGTTAGAAAACTTATTCAAAAAGTGAATAAAGTCTGACAAACCAAATATAATAACAAATATTAGATAAATTAAAACAATCATAGCATTAAAATATACAAATATCATATAAGGCATGTGTAGGTATTTTGGAAATATTTGTTGGTAGAAACCAACGGCGTGTGGTATAATTACCATGAATACTGAGGTTACAAAGCAACTTGTGAAGACATTCTTAAAGTAATGATCTCCTAGGAGTCTTGTCCCTGTTGTGTCTAGATACGCTCCGATTTTGTCTATGTAGTCTTCTATTTTGTCTGCTACAAGTGGATAACGTTGCTCAATGGCCGCTAAATAGATACCAAGAATTTGTAATCCCAGGTATAAATATTCTGTGATAAATCGTGCCAACGAGTCCATTTACTAAATGTAAGGCTATTTATAATAGCAATCAATAGTAAAAAAAGCCCCCACCCTAACGTTTGTGGGTTCAGAAAAACGTACAAGGCGTTAAAAGCAGGGGCTAAACCAAATTAAACTAATCGAAAACTAATCTTTAAATAGAGGTGACCTCTACTCTTCTCTTTTTTAATTCACGCTGAATCCAGGCTATTAAATAATGTTTTTTGTTTCTGGAAGCAATGTCTAAGGCATTTTCTAACTGGCTTTTGTTAAGTGTTTGAAGAAATCCTTTTATAGAGTTCCTTCTGGTTTTAAGCTCTGTTAGATTCATTAAAAAGGCATGATAAGGCTCGTCTATATTGGCCTTTAACTTTTTTTCTAAGCACATAAGCATTAAGTTTAAACAGTGAATATATAAAAAAAGGAGGACATTTCTGACCTCCTTCCTATACGATCTCGATGGCAACGACAAAGTATAAACGATTTATATGATAAATATAGTGGTTAATTCTTAAAATAAAAAATTTATCTACTAAAAAATACCATATAAATATTTGCTACTTTGTCAGAGCAGGAAGATAATAGTGTTGTCTTTCCTCATGTTTTGTCCGTATCCTTCGATAAACCCTGCAAAAGAAATATCTAAAATGTTTCCAATCACTGAAATGTTCTCAACAAAATTCATCCATTTATTATCAAAGGTTTTGCTATCAATCTCATCAGCATGCATTTTGTTGATAAGATCAAAATAGTAATTAAAGGTTTTGTTAACAAAGTTAAGCTTAACACCTGTTTGCGGTGCGTAATGTCTTACGCCTGACAAAAGAAACGCTTCAAACTTTCCTACACTATCGTTCATCGATATGTTTATCTGCTGAATTTCTTGAAGCATTTTCCTTGCTTCAGGATTGTCTATCTCCATTAAATGATCCAGTATACTTGAAGCGCTATCAGGATTGTCTTTATCATTAATACACTTACTAATGAAATCATGATAGTTTTCTTTTTTAGAAATGTCTTTAGCTTTCTTTATAGATCTTGTGGCTAATGAAGAAATAATAAGACCCGTGAGATAAGAGGTAGTTGAGCTTCTGTATTCTACACCTTCATGTAGCTTTTCATAAAACGCTTGATCTACATTTTTTATGGTCATTTTATTATCTTTAATCGTATCTATAAACTTCATCATTCTTGCTATAGGTGCCGTTACAATCTCGTCCCTGGTATACTTGTAATTTGACTTCTCATGCATCTTGACAATGTCAGGGTAGTTCTTCATTTTGTTAATGACTTGTTCCATTTTTTCTTTGATTTCATTATTCATAGCTCAGTATTTTAAGTGGAACCATGGTTATAAACAAAAGACAAAGAAACCCGCTCATAATCAACACACCCTGAGTTTCCAAAGGAGTCAACAGGTTCATCTCAAAAGCTTTAATAAATAAACTTACCCATAAGGTAACTGATATTGCTAAAGCAACTGCTTTAAGTCGATCTGCAAAAGTTTCTGATAGATAGGCTATACCTACAGAAAAAACAAGTGTCATCAGAATAAAACTGCTCTGGATTAACACATGTTGCGCGTAAAAACTAGCCGACAAACTTATGCCGACTAATAATATTAAGATACTTGTATAAAAGCTTTTCATTTGTCTTGGTTTTCAAAGTTAAACATAAAGAGCGCCATGGACTCTTGTTCATCTGTTTCTGGCTGTGTAATTTTCACAATGGATTTTTCTAAAAGATCCATCATGTCCGGAATTACTTCCTCAATTTGGTTTTCGTACATTTTTATTTAATTTAGTTTACTTTAATTTTTTCATGATTTTTAATTTGTGCCTTCATCAGGACTTGCAAGACTGAATTGATAAATTTCACCATCACTATTTAATCGAAGGATGTTGTTATTATGTAATTTAAACGCTTGAATATAATCTCTAAGACATCTTGTATACCATTTAATGGTAGATTTCTTTGAGAAGTCATCATCTAAATAATTTACATTTTCACTACAAGACAATTCCTTTAGCTTAATGAAGTTAAAACATACAATATAAGCATTTCTGTAGTTTTTGTACTGTTCAGCTAATGTGTTGTTGTCAACATCATAAATCATATCAACACACTTAGCAATCTCATTATTATTGTAATAAAAACTGTCAGGCATGTGGTCCAATTTACTACCACTAAGACAGTTACTGTAAACATCAATCATCATCTCACAAAAGGAATCACTATCTATTCTATTTGGAAATGTTCCTTCAAACTGACCAAGTAAATTTCCGAAATAAGAATTTCTAGGCACCACAACATATCCATTTCCCCAGACTTCTTTTTTGTATTTGTTCTTTATTTTCATAGCCGTTCTATAATGTTCTCCTATGGAAACATCAAGCTTGTCTAGTATCTTACCTGAACGTGGGGATTTCTTCAGGTTCTTTTGAATCACAAAGTAATTAAACAAACCAGTTTTAGTACTGGTCTGCTTAATGTTCTTGGCTTTGCTTATTAGATCTATGTTTATCATAGTTTTTATAAATTATAAGGTTTTAAATGAAAATCATTCTTTGAAAGTTTTTTCGCTATATCAAGCGCTTCAACAAGCTCTATCATTTCTTTAGACAATGACTTGTTTTCTTTCCCTTCCTTACCGATAAAGATTTCACTACTTTCTATGTTAAATTCTGCCGGTGACTCAATATCATCATCTTTGATGTTTTGATTTAACCTGGCAAGTACTGCTGCTAGACCAAAAACATCTTTTGCATTATCCACATGATTTTCTCCAACATAGATGCTGTACTTGTCGATAAGGTTTTTGCGTACTATTATTTCAATTTTCATAAGTCATTACTTTTTTAATGATGATGGAAACAAAATACATAAACAGGAATGTGCATACAATAGAAACAAATGCAATAAAATTGTCATTGTATTCTCTTGCTGAAACATACACATCATATCTTCCTGCTTCTATGTCGTACACTAAAATAGTTTTGTGTTTATTGTCTACCTGTACTACATAGTGCTCAGAGTCTGTCCAACCTTCTGCTATAGCTGTAGTTGTTTGATCGTTAATGATTTGTTCATTCTTACAACTACTTATAACAGAAATGAGGAGTAATAAGAATACTATTCTCATACTTGCTCCTCTTTGAGTCTTTGTACCGCACTCATCATAAGTCTTTCCATTGAGCTGTTTAAACTCAGTGACAGGGTAAAACTACCTGTGTCCTCTAAATGCTTTAAATAAACAACAACAGCTATTGTTTCTGTGGGTGTATTGTTATTAAGCAAGTGCATAATCTTTTGGCCTTTGTATTTGCCAAAGTCTAACGTTGTTTTCAATCTTAGTTCTTTCATTGGTTTAGTTTAAATGGTTTAAAATTTGATTAATAAAAAAACCTGAAAGACAAGATACTATTTACATAGCACAAGCCTTTCAGGTGTAAAAATGAAGCTATTATGTATTTTAAGGTCATCATTTTACAAACGTTTAGATACAGAATATCCACTATTTGCTATCCCCAAGTCAATCGCTTCTTTTGACTGATTTCTTCGTTTTATTGGTTTAGTTGTAGATAATAAATTTACCTACGTTTTTTCTTCTTTCGAGCTTTTCTTTTTTTAACACAAGTTTGCTCGTGCTTCTTGTAGTTTGGGATAGGTTCTTTCGGATCAATCCAAGGTTCTTTAAAATCAGGAAGTCTTGTGATTAAAAATGGTTCAGGTTCTCTTAAATCGGTAAATTGACTATCTACAATATCATGTAAAACACATATATTATTAGTGTTTTCTGCTATTGTCATTGCCACGGTTTTACCAATGCTTCCTGCTCCTATAATTGCTATTTTCTTTTTGTCCATAATATACGTTTTTCGTTTAACAAATTTAAGGTGTTAAAGTGTTAGCTCTAACGATTCTTGTGAAGTATAATGTATCTTGAGTGTAATACCCGTATCCTGTTGTATAATGGATACTATCTGTTAAGGTTACAATGTAGTTATTATGACCGGTGAACTCCCAGTCATGGAGTGAATAAACACTTTTCTTCAACACAACTGTTGGTTGTTTTACTTCTTTAACCATTCTAACTGCTCTTTCTCCCGAAGCAGAACAGGAAATAATACCCACCGCTACTATAGCGATGAGCATTCCTATAATTAGTCTTTTCATGGCTGAAGATATGTTTCTTCTCCATTGTGTGTCTCTACTTCAGTGTAGAGTTTATGAGCAACTTGCTCTAGTCCTGGAACATCTCCACATATTTTAGAGAGAACTATTCTAGCTTTGTCTACAACATCAGTATCCACTTTTATTACTCTTTTGTAGTTCTTTATGTTTTCATTTTCAACTTTTCTGTTCTCCTCTAAAGAAGAAGTTAATTCGCTAACAATGTCAGCGATTACTATTTGCTCTTGGAATGATATTTCTACAGTGCTTCCAACCGCTGCTTCGGTTACTATTGTCTTCGTAATTTTCATAATTCTATTGGTTTAGTTATTTGTTTTATTTAGTTTACTTTTTGTTTAAAGTCTTTTGTACATTCTCTCTACAGTGCTGTTTAGAGCGACGTTTATGTCTTGCTGTAGGGTATTAATGCAACTATGTGATGTAATGGTAAAAAAAAAGAATCAGAGTAGTAGATAACAATAAGTAATGGTCTACAATCAACGCAACCGCGATAAATAAAACTAAAAAAATAGTAGATAGGTATTTATAACCTATCTACTATTATAATTTACTACTTTTTACTTTCTAGCTTTAGTAGTTGTTTTGGCTGGTGTTTTTCTAGGTAAAAAGTTCTGCACTAAAGTAAGATAAAACTTACCTTTTTTGCCCTCGTTCAGTACTACTTTAATACTTGTCCCTTCATTAATAGGATTTTTTAAATACTGTTTGTATTCAACTCCTACGTTCACTTTGTATTGTCTATCTTCGACTACTGCGATACATTCGATTTGTACTACTAGTATTTGGTAAGTATCAGTAGATATTTCAATCAAAATGGGATTGGTGTTTATTACAATAACATCAAAGGGTATTATTTGTCCCACTTCAACGCCATTTGTTATCACCTCTGGAACGCCTGATGAACCGCCTATGCTCCAGTTTCCTTTTTCTACTCTCGACTCAATTTTCTCCGTAGCGTCCAGTATTGACTCGGTTTTAATCGCTTTAATCGTCGGCTTTACCTCTTGTAATTCTTCCATAATAATTATTTATTTATTGATTTTTGATTTGTCAACAAGTTAGCCCCACCCGGGGCACTCTGACTCATCATTTTGATGAGGGTTACTTATGTTAGGAGCTACCCACACAGGAAAACTTTTAAAATTTTTTATAATATTTTTTTTAGGGATATATAGAGGTATGAACTTATGTAACCAGGGGGGGGGGTGTTTATATGGGGATCACTAGATATGTTCCCAGGAGAAGTACCTTTACTTCATACGTGTCTGTTAAAAGAAAAAAGGAACGCATCCTTGACACATTCCTTTAGTTGAGAGACTAGCTCTTCCTTTTTAACACTATTTCAAATGTAGAAAAGAAGAATCACTTATCAAAATTATCTTAAATTTACTTATCTAAGAATAAGATTTGGGTCTTAGGGTATTTAAGTTTTCACTAAAAGGGCCTATACTCTCTGGGATTAAGGATTATGGCAAAACGTACTGTCATTTCACGAGAGCCAGACTGTCACTAGCTAGTGATAGTTCAACTGTCATGAGCTAGTGATAGTTTCACTGTCATTTGGTGATAGTTTCTACCTAAAATAATATAGAGATTTTGTACTAGTTTGTATCATTTTACATGAGACTTCCTAATATAAGGGAAATTATTTGTTAATTAATTGATTAACGGTTCCCAGGAGAGATGAGTGGTTGGGTCTGAAGCAAGTGTGGATTGGACAAAAAAGAAGAGCAAGTGTGTGGCACTTGCTCTTACTCGGTAATTAAACTAAACTTAAATATGAAATATGTCAAGAGTTCAAATATAGTGATTACGGGACACTTATCAAAATAGTATAAAAATTTTATACTTTTACTTGTATAAACTGAATTGTATTCGTAATATTACTGTCACTAAATGATAGTAACTAAATTCTATGTCAAGAAAAAGAGGCGTTAATTCATCAAGGAGGGTTTATATGGTGGAGCAAATGAAAACCGCTCATCTTCTTAAGTTAATAGGAGGGCCCTACTGCTTGATGTTATTTGAGATACTGCGTGTACTGGATCGAAATATGAATCGGTTCCATTCTAATAGTGAGAATCGCTCACTTATTATGAAAAGACTTGATATCCCTGAAGTGACCTATCACAGAAGATTGAAGTGGTTGGTTACCCGGGGGATATTGGTGAAGAAGGAACGAGGGCTGTATGCGCTTAATATTAATATTTTAAACTTTGTGTGATATGATAAGGAAAACAACTGATTGGATTACTCGTTCTTTTGAGGTGAGTGAAAAGGATTTGAAAAACTTTTTGATATTTGGAATTGCCTTTCCGGTATTTCTATCGCTTCTGTTATTTATTTAGATATATTATTTGTAATTTGTATAAAATTTTTATATTTGTGATATGAACAAACTTCAGCGTAAAACAATGGAAGAGTTTTTTGGCAGTATCGGTGTACAGGTTAAGGATGTTTCTTTTTTTAATCAAGATCATCTACATACAGCTGAACTCTATGGAGAGGATATTCGGAAAGCGGTGGCGTATATTGTCACTGAAAAGGATATGCACTGGATGATAGGCGCTAATGAAAGTTTACTCAGTACCGTTAAAGGAAATGAATTAACAGCTCGTGATAAGGAGACGATTACTTTATTGTGTTTGTCTGCTCTTGATGTGTATTATACGATTACCCCTGATTTTGATCTTAGTTATGCAGTATTGAAGCATAAGATTACGGTCTCTTTAAGGGAAGTTTTTAATGATAAAGTAGTACTAAACAATAATGAATATGAAACCTAAGAAAATGAATATGATGCCTATTAATGGGAATGTGTTATTAAGGCTCCCTGAGTTAAAGAAGAGAAATGAGAATGGTATTGTGCTGACTGATCAGCAGCAGTATGAGGTGGCAGTGAATGCGACACAGCCTTTTGAAGTGTTATTCGCTGACCCTGATACGAATTTAGACATAGGAGATCAGGTGTATATGAGCCCTGCTGAGTTTACCAATCCACAAATTGTGGAGTATTCGAATCAGCCTAAGATGATTGTGGTGACCGCTTATCAGATATTGGGCATACGTATAGAGGAAGATAAAAAAATTACTACCAACGTGAATACTACACTTAAATAAATGTCTAGGATACTAGAGAAATTTATGGGAAAGCGAGATAAGAAAAAACCATTAATCCCTACTACAAAAAAAGGGAAAGGCCCTTCATCCTTAGCTTCCATGGCTATGGATAGTCGTAAGCAATCAAAAGAAGAACAAGATTTATCATCTTATCTTGATCTTAAGACAAAAGAAAAAGAGCAACTATTACGAGAAGAGGTGGCAAGGAATAAGTCGATTATTCAGGGTCATATTTACGGAAACAAAAATTATACAGCTTATACAGAAGCTTATACAGAAGGAAGTGTGCTTAGTTCTAGCGGTAGCACTAGCGGCACACGTAATTTTAATGGCAATATTTTTTGGCCACCCATTCAAACTGAAATAGATAGGTTTGATTCTAGGTTTGATTCAGTACGGATTGCCCACAACACTGATATGCTTAGAGAGGATGAAGAGCATCTTATTTTCTCTATTGATATAGAGAAAAGCATAATTACAGTGACGCCAAGAAAATCAGCACCTAAACATGTACAAGAGCGAAGGTCTATTCGCTCTATTGATTTTGATGCACTTCAGCCAAGGTATGTACTGGAGCTACTTGACAAGGAAAGAAAGAAAACAAAACTTATAATAAGTAAATTAGTCATGGAAAAATTAACGAATAACATAAAAAACAATCAAGATGGCAAAAAAGAAAACAGCACCCAAGAAGACCAAGGAAGCTCCGAAAGTGGAAACACCTTTAAAACCGGAAAAGAAATCCTTGAAGAAATCAACCGAAAAGAAGCCGAAAAAGGAGGTGGTAAAAAGCACTCCGAAATTGGAAAAATCGACCCCGGCAAAGTCTACAAAAATGGTTACTAAAACCGAGGAGGAGAAAAGAGCTGCGTTAGCAAGAGCTATCAGGGCCTCTAAAGGAAAGAGAAACAGATACTTATAGTAAGAAAAACAGACATGACAGAAAATTATGACAGAACTATCAACAACCACTTTAAGCGTTAAGCTAAATAAGGAAAATAAAAATTTAGATTACTTAAAGTTGATTAACGGAATCCTTGGCCTCTCGGTAAAAGAAATAGAAGTGCTCTCGTCCTTTATGGACTTGAGCTACTCTTCTATGTGTGACACAAAAGACCGTAAGAAAATCATTGATAAATTTAATTTAAAAAATATCAATGTGTACATTAAGACCTTTAAAGACAAGAAGCTTATAAAGCCTGTACCCGGAAAGTGGGGCGTGTATAGTGCGAGCAGCTTGATTATTCCCCCCAGTAGTGGACTAAAAATAAACATAGGATGGAAGTAACCGCTTACGAAAAACAATTTGATAGCTATACTGAGCTTATGACATATTACACGATGTTTAAGCGTGTGTGTTATAATCTAGACATAGCGCTTGACTCTTTGGAGAGTAGTGATATTGAACTTTCCAAAGGAAAATATAAGGTACTGTTCACTATAAGAGATTTTGCATGACTTGGGAGGAAAAAGCCAAAAGAGAGATTTGTGTAAAGTATGGGTTGACCTTAAAACAAGTGAATGGTATTCTTACTGCGCACACTAAGTTTATGCAGAATGAAATGCGGAACAGGACCTTGGAAATGAGGATTCCGTATTTAGGGAAATTTTATAGTACCAGAAAGAGAATGAGTTATTTCAAAAAAGATGGAGATACTAAGAGTAAATGAGGATACCTGGGAATGTGAAATATCACCCGAGGGAAAACAGATAAAGGCATTTGCCGATATTATAAAAAACAACAAAAAAGAGCTAGCTTTAAAGAAGCTGGCTTTTGTGCGTTTGATAGAACACCCCATGTCGCCGTTTCAGGAAATTGCCCCTGAGCAGCGTAAAGAGAAAATATGTGAGGTATTGGATCTTGAGTTGGAGCTTTTAGATACCGATGTAATTGCCGCTAGAGATGTGTATAGAGGACTTACTGAGTCTTCTACCTCTACGACTGTTAAGGCAATACGCGATGGGTTGTTTTCTACCGCTAAGCTTATAGATAGAACTTCTAGATTAGTAGAGATTATTCTTCAGCAGGTAAGACCTGAAGATTTTGCGGATCCAGTAAACAGAGAACAAGCCATTAAAGAGTTAAAAAGCGCAAATGATTTGCTAGACAATGTTCTTGATAAGTCAGCCAAAGTTCCCAAGACGATTGACACCCTGGAGGACATGGAAGAAAAGTTAAAGAAAAAGATGAGTATGAAACGAAATGTCAGAGGAAAAGGAGAGATAAATCATTTTGAAGAGTAACTATGGATAAGAGTACCGATGCGGGATTAAATCAAATCAATCTTCCTGATACAGGGTTTGCGAATACGCAAGAATTTAGAAGGGAGGCTGAACATTTTTTAAAGTATGGTTACTATACAGCAGACCCTTGGGGCTCTGTAGGATGGCGGTCGTATTGGAACGAGCAGCTCAATCGATGTATAAACGGATATAGCTCAGCCGGGCTTAGAATTACCGGGGACCATTATGCGTACTTAAATTTTGCGCAGATAAAACTAACGCAAGATCCACGTAAAATGGCGGGCCGAAAAGGAGAACTCGTCACTAAGAATAAAGGCATTAGAAAAAAAGTGATCTTCCCTGATTTTTGGGATGGCGACTACGCGTATTTTCATGCAAAAGAATTGGCAGAGATTAGAGGCAAGCATTTACTAGTCGCCAAATCAAGACGTAAAGGCTATTCTTATAAGAACGGACTTATAGCCGCTAATAGATATAACACTGAAAGAAACTCTGTAACAGTTATAGGCGCATACTTAAAGGATTACTTATATCCTGATGGCACTATGACGATGACCCATAATTATCTGTCTTTTATCAATGAAAAAACAGGATGGGCCAAGCGAACCTTAATCAACAAAAACGACCACGTAAAATCAGGCTTTGTAGAGAAAAACGAGCGGGGCATGGATGTGGAGAAAGGCTACAAGTCTCAAGTGTATGCAGTAACGTTTAACTCAAACCCTGGTGCGGCCAGAGGAAAAGACGGTACATTGATATTATTAGAAGAAGCTGGAAAGTTTCCGAATCTAAAGGAGAGCTACAATTCAACAAAACCTACAGTAGAAGATGGAATATACACGACTGGTCTTATTATTGTGTTTGGTACCGGCGGTGGTAGCGATAGTAACTGGGAAGATTTTGAGGATATGTTTTACGATCCTTTTACATACAATATACTTCCTTTCGAAAATGTTTGGGATGAGGGGGCTGAGGGCTCTATTTGTTCTTTTTATGTACCTGATTATCTCAACAAGCCTGGATTTATTGATAAAGATGGAAACTCAGATATTCAAGGGGCTAAAATCCATGAAGAGTCTAAAAGAACCTTAATAAAGAATACCTCTAAAGATCCAAAGAGTATTGACCAGTATATTGCAGAATATTCTTTTTCTCCCCAGGAAGCCTTCCTAAGAGTGGGTAACAATATGTTTCCACTAAAACATTTGCAAGATCAGCTAAACCTAGTCACCAATCGAGGCGCTTATCAAAATATGGCTATTAATGGTTTTATGCGCTATGACAAGGATTCTAAAATATCTTTTGGGCCGGATAAATCAGCCAGGCCGATAAATGAATTTCCATTTAAAGTAGGCGGCGACCCTAACGGTTGTATCACCGTATATCAAACACCGTACAGAGATCCTACTACAGGTAAGATTCCGGATAATCTTTATTTTATTTGCCATGATCCCTATGCAAACGACACTGAATACGCGACTGGATCTTCTTTTGGCGCTACGTTTGTTATCAAAAACTCGAATAATTTTTCCAGACCTGACGATATGATTGTGGCCTCTTATGTGGGTAGACCTAAGTTTCTAGATGATTACAATCAGCAGATGTTTATGCTTACCGAGTATTACAACGCTACTATTGGTTTTGAGAATGACAGGGGGGATGTGATTGGTTTTGCAAAAAGAAAAAAACGATTGCATTTATTAGCCCCTGAATTTGAGCTTGCTTACAATGATAAGCTTAAAAAACCACTTACCTCTAGAACATTTGGTATGACCATGGGTTCTGGAAAGCTAAACCTAAAAAGAAAACAAGGAGAGCTGTATCTGCGCGATTGGCTACTTACCCCACGCGGAGTAGATACTGAGGGCAACACTAAATTGAATCTTCATTTTATATATGACCCCGGGTTATTACTAGAGCTTATAAAATACGACTCTTTAAATGTAGGTAAGTTTGACAGGGTTGCAGCGATGATTGTAGGTATGTATTATATGAAAGAGATAGCGTATGATGAAAGTCTTTCCCCAACGAAATCTAAAAGTAATTCTTTAGATAGACTTGCAAATGCATCTGTAAATGTTTCGTAAAGTGAAAAAATAATTTTACTTTTAAGGGATTTTATGTATCTATACAAGATATTCTAAAAAATATGAGCATTCATAGCAAGGCAAAAACATATACAAAAGTCGACGAAACGGGCTCGTTTGTAAACAGCACGTCTTTTTCAGCTTCAAAGCAAAAGCAAAAAATACCAGAAAGTAAGAAAACCTCAGAGTGGTATGCTCGCAATATAGATTACTACATAGACAGTTCTATCGATTTTTCTGCCTATGATCAAAAATTAAAAAAATTATATAGAGCCGCCCAGGGCATACTGGATCAAGATGACTATAAATACGTCACACAACCCCACGAAGGTTTTGATTCTGACAAAAGAAGTTATCCTGCAAGAATTAGAAATTTCGACATAATCTCACCAGTACTCAATCTACTCCGGGGAGAAAAAGCAACAAGACCTTTTCCCTTTCAAGTGTTTGTACACAATGCAGACGCTGAAACTAAATTAAAGCAAGCAGAGAAAGACGCGATAAATCAAAACCTGATTTCTCAAATTATGTTTGATTTAAAGCAAAAGGGCATGGATGTTTCGGCGCCAGAGGAGCAGCCGCCTATGCCTGAAGATGTTGCAAAGAAATTAAGAAAGAGTTGGTCAGACGCCAGAGCCGACATGGGCCAAAAAGGATTAAACTACATCCTGGACGATCAAGAAGTAAAAGATAAGTGGCGTGATGGATTTTTCGACTGGCTAGTAACTGATTATGTTTTTTCTTATAAAGATGTACTTCGAAACAAAGTAGTATATGAAAATGTGCCTCCTTATGAGATTTCTTATGTTTCTTCGTATGAGACTAAGTTTATAGAAGACGCTGAGGCTGTCGTTAGAAGAAAACTTATGACGGTCTCTGAAATAATAGATCGATTCCATGATGTGTTGACTCCTGATGAGATTGACATTCTAGAAAACGACAACGGAAACAACGAGGGTCATCCTGGATTTTCGCTATATGACAATGATAGTTATATGGACGATCGAACCACTTCAGGAAGAAACACCATAAAAGAAGTATACCATGTTTGTTATAAAGCCATGATAGAAGTTGGCACTTTAAAGACAACAGACATGTACGGCAATGAATCTGAATATGAGGTTGATCGCTCGTTTAAGCCAAGACCTAACGAAGAAGTTGAGTGGATGTGGGTGAACCAGGTCGTTGAAGGCTACAGAATAGATGATAAGTTTTACAAAGAATTGCGTCCTATTCCTTTTCAAAGAGGCTCTATGGACAATCCTTCTAAATGTAAACTCCCTTATAATGGACTCTGCTACTCTCCCAAGCATGTGCGTAGTGTGTCCTTAACAGAAAAAATGCTTCCATATCAAATCCTTTACAACATTGTGAAGTTTAGATTAGAAGTAACGATGGCAAAAAACAAAGACAAAATCACGCCTTTTCCTGTAGGACTGGTTCCGGACAGGGACGGGTGGGATCTTTTTACCTCTATGTTTTATGCTGACGCGACCGGATACATGTTTTATGATGAGACCAATAAAAATGCGATTCAGTCTATGCAGTACATGAAAGTACTGGACGCCTCGCTCAATCAGTATATTAGTTTTGTTCATGATTATCTAAAAGCGATAAAAGAAGAGCTTGAAGAATTTGTGGGAATTACAAGACAAAGAAAAGGACAGTCTACCGCCTCAGAAGGCAAGGGCGTTGTCCAGCAAAGTATTTTCCAATCCTCTGTAATAACCGAGGAGCTGTTCGCTTCTTTCGAGGAATTTCAAAGAAGAGAGCTTCAGGGAATGGTGGATCTTTCTAAAGTTGCCTGGATAAAAGGAAAACAAGCCCAATATGTAGGCGATGACATGAAAGTAAATTTTCTAAGTGTCAACCCAGAGGTTTACGCCGAGGCTGAGTTTGGTGTATTTGTAAGAACGTCTAAATCAGAAAACGAGAAGCTTGAATCTCTAAGAGGACTGGCACAAGCCTTTGCACAAAATCAAATGCGTCCTTCCATGGTTGCTGATATTATTAATGCAGACAACTTCATGGAACTTAGAACGAAGATGGAGGAAATGGAAGAGCTTGAAATGCAGATGAGACAACAAGCACAACAGGCTGAAGGTCAACCAGAGATGCAGAAACTTGAGTTTGAAGCGCAAGAGAATCAGAAGTCTAGAGATCACCAGACTATAGAGTCTGAAAAAGACAGAAACCTTGAGCGTGAGAAAATGCTTAATGATGTAAATAAAGAACTATACGCCTCTGATATAAACGACAACGGGGTCTCAGACGCCTTGGAAGTACAGAAATTAAATCAAGACGGTATAAGTACCGCTAGAGAGATGGATCTTAAACAACAGGACGTTGATATAAAGAAAGAATCTAACACTATTAAGCGTGAGGAGATAAAATCAAAAGAGCGAATAGAGAAGAAAAAGGCAGAAACCGCGCTTAAAAATCCTGTAGTAGGAGAACGAAAGAAAAAATAATACAGAAAAAATATACTTAGACATTGACATAAAAGAAAATTTATAACTAACTTAGAACCCGATATGAGTAAACCCGACTATTCACTTTTAGACAGCATTGAACTTATCGACGTAATGGGAGATAAACCTTCCGATGCAATATCCGACGTAACAGCCGCTAAACCGGCAGCTACAGTTTACGATACAGATGACTCTGATGATTCAGATGATAATATTAATAATAATACCGCTGACAATAATGACACTGCTAAAAAAGCTAAAGCTAAAGCGGTAAACAATCAGCAAGACGACAACGACGACAATGATGATCAGGATGACCAAGACGATCCAAATATGGATACTGATGACGATCCGGCCAACACAGACGGAAAAGACAAGACTACAGACAAAAAAACCAAAGATACTACAGACGATGATCCAGATTCTGGAGATTCCCAATCTGTTATTGATATAGTGAGGGAAAATTTAGGATATGATGTAGAAGGAGACTTTAGTAATGATGTGGATGGTGTGACTAACCTTACAAAGGCTATTATACCAAAAGCAGCAGAAGCTATGGTTTCGCAAATGCTCAATGAGTACCCGGAAGCCAAGGATCTTATCGATCATTTGGCCCAGGGCTACTCGGTTAATACCTGGCGTGAAAAGCAAGACAGTAGCGAAATTCTTTCTTTTGAGTTACAAGAGAACGATGTAGATGCTCAAACGCAAGTGGCCAGAGAGCAACTTCTCAACTCAGGAATTTCTGAAGAAGACATCAATGATGTTATTGATGATTTTAAAGAGAAAGGTAAGCTTTATGCTTTTTCCAAGAATGCTCTAGCTAAAAAGCAAGAAAATATTCAAAGAACGATTGAAGGCAAGAAAGCGCAAGAAGCGCAAGCCAAGCAAGACAATGAGCGTCGAGTAAAGCAAGAGTGGGACGAGATCAAATCAAAAATTGATAGTGGAAAAGTGGACAGTATAAATATACCTCAATCAAAGCAATCTGCTTTTTGGGAATATTTAAGTGCTCCAGTAAAAGACAGCAAAGGAAACATAGTGACTCAGAAGGAGATAAAATACAGTAACCTATCCCAGGAGAAAAGACTGATGATAGAGTATATGATTTTTTCAGACTTTAAAGTTACGCCCGGCAAGGCATCAAATGTAAGAAGCCTTCAAACGCTTTCTGATGCAAATAAATCTAGAGAATCTAGAGTTTCTAATCAGGGAAGAAAAGACAATAGAAGTCTTGGAGGCGATGAGAATATGGGGAACTTAGATTCTATTAGCAGGGATTACTTTTTTAATAATTAAATACAAATAAATTCAAAATAAAAGATGGCAACAATTAATGAAAAACTGAGGCTTTATGCAGACACTTTTAACGAAGAGTCTTATAGCTCTGTGAATCACATTGCGAATGCATTGCAACACAAAGCTGACATCCTTTCGCCGGTAGTAACACATCTCTACGGCAAAATGGATAAGCGATTTCCTCTATCTTTCCTTACCGAGGGTATGGGCAAGATAAAAACAATCAATTCAACAGATTATCAACTACCAATCATTGGTCGTCCTAAAAAGACTTCTGTGATCGCAACTTCGCTGTATTCAGCAGGTGACAAACCTGGTGTAGGCCACAGTTCGTTCATAATTCCTTTTAAGGATAAGTGGTTTGCGAAATCTTTCGTGATTATCTCTCCAAAGGGATATAAGGTAAGACTTCAAGCTGAGCCTGTTGACAACGGTAGTTACCAAGGGTACAAAGCCCAGTTGATCTCACCTGACAAAAACGCATTCCTTCCATTGTCTGAATTGGCAGCCGGAACTACATGGGGTCGTTTATTTGCTCCTGTAGGTATAGAAGCATCTAGAGGTGTTGAATCAAGAAGCTTTAATCCTTCAATGATGACCAACCAGGTTACTTTGTTAAGAAAATCTTACAAGTACCGTGGTAATGTTGAGAACAAAATTATGGTAATCGAACTTGTTACTGACAAGGGAAGTACTAAATTCTGGTCTGACTGGGAATCTTACTTGAGAACTCTTGAGTGGAGAGAAGAAATTGAGCAGTCTCTTTGGGAGTCTGAGTACAACAAAGACTCAGATGGTGTTATTCACAACATTGATGAAGATTCAGGGGAAGTTGTTCCTTTAGGATCCGGTGTTTATGAGCAAATACCAAACAAAGACACGTATACATTCCTTACTGAAAACAAAATCAAGTCTACTATTAGAGACGTGATGTTTAACGCATCTGACTCTCAAATGGTAAACATTGAAGTGTTTACAGGAACAGGTGGAATGGAAGAAGTAAACAACGCTTTTAGCGCTTCTGCTTCTAATAGTGGTTTCCAACTTTTGGATTCAGATAAGTTTGTGAAGAAATCAGGTACTAATACGCTTCAGTATGGTGCTTACTTCAATACTTACATCCATCAGGACGGACACAAGTTGACATTCAGAAAACTTCCTTTATTGGATAGCGGTGTAAGAGCTGACATTTCTGGTGTTCACCCAATAACAGGACTTCCTATTGATTCATACAAGATGATCTTTTTAGATAATTCAACCTATGATGGAAAATCAAACATTCAGTTTGTAGCTGAAAAAGGAAGAGAATCTATGGAGTGGGCTGTAGCCGGTGCAACTGTACCTAAAGGCTTCCCTAGCTCTCCTCTTAGAGCTTCTGATGTTGATGCAGCAAGCGTTCACTATATGAAGTCTTGTGGTGTGCATATTTGTAGACCTACAAACTGCTTCTTGTTAGAGAACTCTCTTGCAGGTTAATAAATAGAAAAACAAACTTTAAAATAACATGACAGAAACTATGGACACTGGAGTTAAAGAAGCTCCAAAAAAAGAGAAGCCAAAAGCAGAAATGCCGAAGGCTCCAGTTGAGCTTACTCCAAAACAAAAGGAGGAAAGAAGAATGGAAGCAGACTTACAACGAGTACCAAGAGAAAGCCGGAAGGTTGTTATTATTCGAAGGAATAGTAGCAGACTACCTGCTGAAAGCTTCAAGGATGCAGTTACAAAAATTGGATCTGAGTGGAAAGTTGGTACAAGAAGTATTATCCGCGGACTTAGTGCAGATGAAGAGGCAAAATATTTGCCTAAGATTTTGCAAGTTCAACCTACTTCCCCTAATTGGGATAGAGCGCTCGATGAGTATTGGGCTGATTTCGGTGTCCGAGTTCCTGCCGATGGTTACGAACTCGAAATATGGACCGACGCAAATGGTAATCCTTCAGAGGCAAATCTGAAAGACTTTATCATTTACAAGTTCTGTATAGAAAGTTCTAAAGTGGCCGTTACAGATGAGGAGTTAGAAAACAAAGCGATGTTTGAGTTTTATATTCAGGATGCAAACCAGGAAACTAAAAACAAATTCGACAAGCTTCAAATCAAGAAGAAGGCAAACCTTTCTTTCTTGAAACTTTTCCAACGTAACGACAAAGGAGATCTTATCAATGAAAACAAAATTGACTGGGTTCTTGAGCTGTACAAACGTACAGATACAGAATTAGGTCTTGTTGAAATGATGAACTCAGAAGAAAAAGAGGTTTACTTGAATGATCAGGTTCTAGATGATTCTGAACTGTTTAATTCTATTATGGAAGATCCAAACTTAGAGACAAAAGCATTTATTGTTAAGTGTATCTCTATGGGCGTTCTTCAGAAAATCGGTAACACAATTCTCCATGGAGAGGAGCGTATCGGTAGCAATATAGAAGAGTCCGTTCAGTTCTTAAAAGATCCTAAGAACAGTAAAGTTGACCTTTCTTTGAAAGAAAAATTAAAAAGCTTTAACGTAGTTAAAACGAAATAATTGTGGATATAGCTGAAATGCACTATATGTTACAGCAAGGACTTCAACGACAAGGATCGTATGATTATGAGGACTTGCTTGCTGAAGAAATAGATCTTCAGCTCAATAGGGCAATTCAGATTTTTGTAAAGCAAAGATTAGATGTCTCTAATACAGACCCTCTTTCTTTTCAGCAAACACAGAAAAGACTAGACGATGTAAGAACCTTGCTAACGCTAGGTGTTTACGACGGTTTAGGTGATGCTGAAGAGCTAGACGGTTCGTTAGAGGCTGACTTTGCAACTAGTGGTAGTAATTATGTTTTTAACATGGAATCACTGGATCCAAAATATTATCATTCTGTTAGGATGAATGCGAGTGTTATTTCAAATGATGAGTGCGATGCGAGTAGTGCTAATATTTCGCCTATACGATTAACTAGAAACAATCAAGTTGATTTTATTCTAAGTAATCCCTTTGCAACAACCAATGAAAAATCACCACTTGCTACCATTTCTGATAACGTTATTACAGTCTATACTGATGGTATCTTTAGACTTCTTAAATTAAATATTGAGTACATACGTAAGCCCGCAGAGGTTAATCGTCAATCTAAATATTTAGTGGTTGAAGATATACAAGGCGAGGTAAGTTGCGATTTACCAGAGCACACACATCAGGAGATTGTAGATATAGCGGTTCAGTATATGGCTGCATCTATGGAGCGAAGCAATTATCAACAGTTATCTATGGAAAAGGCGCAACAGGAATAAAATATTTTAAAAATATAAATCAAAAAAAATGAAAAGATTTTTAGTAGCAAAAGACGTAAATTACGCTTCTAGTGTTAGTGGAACTGCTGCAACAGCAACCACGCCCGACCTACTTCAAGCAGGATCTGTAGGAATTTATGGAATCGATCCCGCAACACAGAAAACGGTTTTAATTCAAGCATCAAATGATGCTTCGATTTTAGCTGCTGGACTGGATGAGTATATTGTAGCGTTAGGAACTACCAATGGTGGTCCAATTGTAACGCCTCCAATATCTATCTCTAGCACAATGGCAGGCTTTCCTAAAAAGGTAGCTTACTCCGCTTCAACCATTCAAGAAACTATCATTGGTTACAATGGAACTTCTGGTTCTATGAATACACCCGTGATTGTTGATAACGATTGGGCTGAAGTTAAGATCACAAGAAGCGACAACGGTATAAACCAAAGACTTGAGAAGAGTTCTTTTGAGGTTTCTAACCTTACTGCCGCTGCAACTGATTATTCAATTGCAAAAGGAATTGTGGATGCTGTCAACCAAAGAGATCCAAACATTACGTTTGTAAACAGCCCAAAGGTTGTAAGTAATGCTTCTGGTTCTGCTTTTGCAACTTCAGCAACCGCCACGGTAGTTAGTGGAAGCGTTTCTGTTACAACTTCCGCAGCTCACGGTGTTGGTGTTTTAGACTTTGTTACGTTAGGAGGCGGTACCTACCAAGTAGTTGCTGTACCAACAACAACAAGTTTAACACTTGATTACCCTTACGCAGGCGCAAGTGCAACCATTGCAAACGCATCTGCAATAGACGCAGGAGCAACAGCTCCTACAGAAGCAGGTGTTTCTGTTATCGCTGATTCTCCTGAAGTTGTATTCTTAGCAGGCGCCTCTGGTGTTCTTGAGGATGCAACCGTTACTCAGGTAACAGCTTCTACAGTAGGACCAGGTGATGCCCAGTACGACATTCTTCCAAAGGAGAAAAAGTCTAAAGCATACTTAGGATACTATGATCAAATTGACAACAGACGACCAACCCCTGAGTTAGGTGTTGATCTAAGTTTAACGTATGATTCGTACCATATCGATGTTAACCCCTCATACAAGTCTAAGGACGAAATGAATGGAACATTTAATACTCGCTATAAGGTTGGTGTCGCTTTTGACGATACAGGTGCAAATACAGGACAATCTGTTTTCGAGACAGTAGTTGAAGTATTACATGCCGTAACTCTTTAATAGAGCTTAATAAATTTTAAAAAGGAGAAGGGGTGGTAGAAATGTCACCCCTTTTTAGTATAATTGTAATACTATGGCACTAACTTATGATTTTCATATTTCTGCGTATCAAGCAGACTGCTCAACAAATACAGTAACAGAAGATACTGTTTATGGTAATGGTGAGGCAGAGAGAGACACAATGGCAAATTACATTATAGGCGCAAAAATGGACGTTGATGAAACGCCGACCTATATTGATGTTGTCAATGATGCACCTTTAAATACTTCAGGGTCATCAGATCTTGATGACTATGTTCCTTCTGAATGGATCTTTCCGACAGCAAAAGATGGATGGTATCGTTTTAACGTACTCTCTATACCGCTTTATAGCAATGCGGTGGATTACGTTGTAGGTTCTGGGGATAGCGATGTATCAATTGTTTACGACGCCTCCGAAGAGCAGTTTTACAGATGTATTCAAAACAATGGGCCGGGAAGTTCTGTCCAGGCTGTTACTGAAACAGCGTACTGGCAATTACTTGATTATACAGACAATGAAGCGTTTGTTCCTTTTATAGACAACACAACACTTATTGCAAGCACAATCTATGATGACCTTGTAACGTGTTATGGTGAAGACTGTTTAGTCAGAGAACTTCAAGAAGCTGTAAAGGCAGGTCTTTGTAAAGACTGTAAAGAATACACAGACATCAAATCCTATCATAGGGTTGATATCTTAATTAATGGCGCATTAGCTAAAAACTATCAAGATAAGATGGCAGAAGCTGAAGAAATTATGCGCTTTGTAGAAGATTTTTGTTCCTCTTGTTAATTTAAAATTATGTTAAACAAAGACTTTGATCGTATTATTTCTACATCTTATGTTGCTCTTGGAGATTTATCACTAAAAATTGCAAGAGATCATAAAAATGGCAACGACGGTAGAAAAAAGTACCAAGAGAATTGGACGAAAGCTACCAACATACGAATATTATTAAAGGCACTAGAGTTATCGGAGCGGTTAGATTATAAAACGGCCAATAATTTTCTGTCATGTCTGGTTAGTTTATCGGGTATAAACGATTTTCCGACCGCTCCTTTACTTTATTTTAGAGAAAAGCCTAGTATAATATTTTCGAAAGGTGCTGCCGGCGCTCCAGGCGTTGCGGGCGCCCCAGGAACGAGCGCAGATATAACAGTTGAATCAGATCCAGCTTACGATAATATGGCAATTACAGAAATACCAGGAAATCCAAAAAGATATTTAATAGGATATGCGCCTTATGCAGCGCCTGCTGTTAGCGTTTCTATAAATACTTCTTCTATAACAGCACCACAATCTGTTTACAGAGAAGTGGGTGAATCACTTGCAGTTCCTTTGATATTTAATCTAGCAAAAGGAAAAGAAACTGTTACAGCCGCAGAGTTAACAGCACCGGCAGAACAGCCGTTAATAGATGCTTTTGACGCAGCTGTAAATTTAACAACAATAAATGCAGGCTCCCAGTCAATAGGAACAATTACAGATTCTATTGTCTCAGCCAATAAAACCTATTCAGCCACTATCACAGACGGAACTAATACTCCCTCAGATAGTGCAAATATAGTGTTTGGTTATCCTGTTCTTTACGGATCAAACGCAGGTCTTTCACCTACATACTATTCTTTGTCGAACGTATTGAGAGGTGATCTTGGTCTTGCTTCCGCTTCAGGAACGGTAACAGTAACCTTTAACGGAACCAATCAATACTTTTATTTCGGATTTTACGATGATGCGGATGACATAAATATATCTACCATTTTTGATCAGAACAGTTTTGATGTCACTTCTGCTTTTACTAGATTATCAGCACAATCTGTAACGTCAACAAAATGGTCCGCGCAAGCAGGTGAGTGGACAGAAAACTATACATTTTATAGAACGACACTTGCAACAACCATTAACAGTAAACCCTATAAATTCGTATTCTAATGGCAATTGAAATAATAGTCGGTTTTGATTTAAGTAAAAAAGGTCCTTTGGATGAGCGACTCTCGGTTGCCACCAAGAATGATCTATTGAATATAAGCGACACTTTTATAAATATGGTTGTTTATGTTATTGATGAAGATAAAGATTATAAGTTTTATCCGGCAGATACTGTTACAGCGTCTCCTCCAGACAACATAAATGATGATATAAACAAGTGGATTTATGATGCAAAGATATGGGTAGGATCAGACGCTACATATCTTGGAAGCCCAAAGCCTAAAATTGGAGATTTTCTTTTAAGGTATGATATAGGTTCTCTTTATGAAAAGGCTGCCTATAACGTATGGAATAAAGTAAGTAATACAAATCCGTATGCCATATATCTTTATGACGGAGACACTGATAATTTACCAGGCACAGATGTTATACGAGCAGGAGATCATAGAATTGATTATTCAACAGGAATTATATCTCTTTATAGTGACTCATCAACGAGCTCTCCTGTTGGTGATTTAAGTGCACTTGACGGAAGCCAAGTTCTCTCGGGGTCAATAGATCCTACATCCGAGGGAGTAGATGGTGATTTTTATTATAATTACACATCTGCTACATTTTGGTTAAAAGCATCAGGATCTTGGGCCCAACAAGGAGCAACTGTAAGGGGTGTTGATGGTCTTGATGGTGATAAATATAAAACATCAGCAACTACAAGCTCTACAAATATAAACACACTTGCTACAGAAAGTTTTACTGTAGATACAGGTCTGGCTTATACTGTAGGTCAGCCAATAATAGTTGCAGGAAGTGCTGCTGCTTATGTAGAGGCAACTGTTACAAGTTATTCTGGATCAACGTTAGGATTTACTGTAGACACACTTGTAGGCACGGGAAGTTTTACCGCTTGGTCTATAAACTTAGGCGGCGCCGCAGGTGCAGATGGGAAATCTATAGAGCTTTACGCTTCAGGATCTGCTCCTTCAGGAGCGCTTGGAGAAGTAGGTGATGTTGCTATTAACACTCAGTTATGGGATGTGTATGAAAAAACAGGTGCATCTACTTTTACTTCAGTAGGAAATATAAAAGGAGAGACGGGTCAGTCTGGCGCTCCTTACGCTTCTATAATCGCATCAAACGCTACAATTGCAGCGATAAAAGCTGATGGCGGAACTGTATGGACCGCTAAAAATAAATGGATAGCGTATATCCAAAACGACTCACGCACAAGTGAAACTATGCCAGTAACGGGTGGTGGAAATTTAGGAGATATGACTGGTCATTTAGTTGTTTATAATGGAACAACATTTTTAGATGCAGGCTACATAACAGGCGCTCCAGGAAGTCCTGGTGATAAAGGATACTCTCCTATTTTAGGAATTACTTCTGATGGAGCTGATAGAGACGTTGTTCAACTTTTAGGGTGGCAAGGAGGTTCTGGTGGATCGCCCTCATTACCTTATGCAAATAATTACATTAGTGCGGCAGGAATTGTTTCAACAAAAGCAGCCGCCTCTAACGTAAAGGGAAGGCAAGGTGATCCCGGAAGCTCTGCTGATTTCTCAAGCTATTCTTCTTTTGTTACGCAAGGAACCACAAGAATGCTAAATGCGCTTGAGTTTAATCAGTCTTATTTAAACATTCTCAACACAACAACTTTTGATACTTGGTTAGAATGCAATCCTACCGGGTCAGAGTATAAGCTTTCTTTAGGTGGCACTTCTGGCACAAATATATTTGCAAGTAACTTTTTACCAGCAACCTCAATCCAAGGAGGATCTAATGCTCAAATACTTGTTCATGCAGCTGTAGGAATTGGTATAGCAGACGTTGGTCATGCCACTCAAGGCTATCGCATTAGGGCGCCTTATAGAGTTGGGCTTTATGCATATTTTAGTCAAACAGGTGGAATTTATACAAAAGAAAGACTTATTCAAACTCAAACCGGCTTTATAGCTAATTTTGAAAATAAAGTTGTTGAGCTTAAAGCTGCCTTTAGAATGCCTAAAAATGAAATAGATAATGCTGAAGGCGTTCAGTTTAGGCTAAAATTAGAATATCTAAACTTAAGCGGAAACGCATTGCCTTATACACTTTTTCAAGGACTTGGGCCTCCTCAATATTTATTTTATAGAAGGCAAGCAAGATATCAAGTTTTAAAATTTAATAGAGCAGCAGTATAATGGGAGATTTAGCTAAAAAACGATATATACTCTTAAAAGACGCTTCTTTAAATAAAGGAGACAAAGGAGATAAAGGAGATCCAGGAACTTCTGGACCCGGTGGAGCTTTGCCGATAAACACCTCTGACGTTCTACATGACGGAACTGTAAGAAACGGTGAAAATCTAAGAGACTTAATAGATGAAATTTTTTATGAGCCTGTTGTTGCTTTGGCGTTTGCGCCAACTAGCGGTGTAACAGTACTTGAAAAAGGCACTGTCCTTACATCAATATCAGTAGAATGGTCGCTTAGTAAGACAATTCCTACAGGATCGCAGACAATTACTGGTGCAGACATAGATTCACCAACGCTTGCTGTAGGCGATAGAGATGATATTATTACCGCTACAGGTGCCGGTATAAGTGATAATTCAACAATAACATTATCAGTAAGCGATGGAGATGCTTTAGAGCAGTCGCCATCAACCAGATCTTTTACTTTTCAGTTTCAGTGGCCTGTATTTTTTGGAGGCGCTGAAGATCCTGGAACAATTACTAACAGTTGGCTTCAAACAACATTGGACTCTCAGTTAAGAGCAAACAAGTCAGTTTCATTTTCTGTATCAGCAGTAGTTGATGAGTATGCTTGGTTTGCATGCCCTTCTTCTTATGGCAATCCTTCTTTTACTGTAAATGGGTTTGGGGCTGATTTTGTACAAGTGCATGGCACTGGTGACTTTTTTTCCTATACAACAGTAGCCGGCGCGACTACTGATTATTATGTTTACAGAAGTGAAAATACAGAACAAAACCAAGATATAAACGTTTCGTAAATGACAAATATAGCATCCAGATTTAGACATTCAGGAGCCAGAAATTTTCAACTCGGTAAAGATGTTGATTTTCAGGTTAGTTATCTGGTGCTTTCTACGATAACTGATCGATATAACATACCGCTTCCTATGCGTAAAACCAGAATGGAAGTGTTTATTATTTCTACCAATACCTACTATAAGCTTGTTTCACTAGGCAGAGGAACCAATGAGGGTGATGATGAGCAGTACTGGGAAGAAAGAATACTTGAAGATTATCAATTATCTGTGGCGAAAGGACAGCCTGATGGCTATCCACCGCTTGACTCCTCTGGAACTATACCTGCGCAGTACCTATCAAACGTATTTATAAACAGCACAGAAGTTGTGGCTGATGTATCTCAACGTTTAAATTTAATAATAACCACAGGTGTGTTGGTCATACAGGAGGATAATGGATCTGCTTGGTTAAAACTAAACGATAACAATCCCTCAGCTCCTAGTGATTTTACTTTATTGAGCCCTTCCGGAAATGTAATAAGTGTAAATGGTCAGTCAGGTGTTGTGATATTAGATTTAGACGCAGTGCTTGCGTATGGAAATTCTACCAATCAGTTTAATATAGCACTTTCTACAAGTTCTTATGGGCTACAAACAGCAACTGCTATATCAGAACTTCAAGCTGCACTTATAGATTTAGATTATTATACAAGGGCCGAGGTAAATGCATTACTAGCGACAATAGAAGCCGGGGGTGGTTTTGGCATAATAGAGTCAGAATTTTTTGAATACACAAGCACCAACACATTCACACTTTCCGAGCCACCTATTGGAGTGTTTACCGTAACCCTGAGAGGAATACAGCTAACACCTACTCTCGATTTTACCATATCAGGAAGTGATATAACGCTTTTAGACACACTGAGTGCAGATGATGAGATTATTGTTAATTACTATTACAATTTAACGTTTCCTGAAATATTAGACTTGTTTTACACACAAGCGCAAATAGATGCATTTTTTGCAGCAATACCTGATAGTTACACTAAAACAGAATCTGACGCTAAATACGAACTTAAAAATGTAGCGTATACAAAGTCAGCCTCTGATGCAAAGTATGAACTAATAGGAACGGCTTATACTAAATCTGAGTCAGCCGCCTTATTTGCAATGCCGACAATAACAACACAATCTTCAAACTATACCGCTGAAGCAAATGACCATGTGCTAATGACTACTGGGGCAACAGATAAAACTGTAACCCTTCCAGCAGCAAGTGCCAACGCAACTGTTTTAGTAACAAAGATGGATGCAGGAGCAGGAGATGTTATTATAGATGGAAATGCAAGTGAAACAATAAATGGAACCCTAACGGTTACTATAGAAAATCAATATGATACCTTAACATTTAAATGTACGGGTAGTGAATGGATTATAATTTAAAATGATAAGTAGGGTAGATGCTTCAGTAACTTTAACTCAATTATTATAAGATGTCTTACAGAAAGAAAATAAAAATAGACCAAGTACAAGATTTACAAACTTCTTTAGATGCTAAAGTAGCCATCACTTCTATAGTAGATGACTTAACTACAGGCGGTGCAGCAGTACCTTTATCAGCAGCTCAAGGTGTAATATTAAAAGGACTTATTGATGGTATTAATACTTTACTAGCAAGTACAGATTTTGATTATGATACGCTTCAGGAAATAGTAGACTTCATAACCACCATTGATACAAGTGGAGAATTACTAGCAGTTATTGATGCAGCCGTAGGAAGCACAGTTTGGAGAACAGCAGGAGCTGGGGTAACCTTTGGAGCAGACAATCAAATCCCTTTTATGAATGCAGGAGGTACAGATTTTGAATATGATAGCAATTTAACCTGGGATGGAACGAGATTATCTCTTCCCTATAAAGATATAGGTATATTTACAGCGCCGCTAAATAAAGTATATAGCGGTGCTTTTGTTGCACAATACCCGGGTAATGCTCTTTATGCTGAGGAAAGAAAATTGATACAGTTAATTGCAGGCATATCATCAGCGGTTTCGGTTTTAGGTATGGCTAATGATACTATGGTTACTATAATAATAAAGGCACAGGGAATGAATGCTGATGGTTCTGATGGAATTGGGGGTACGGTACAAGGAACTTTTAGAAAAGATGGGGCAGCTGCTATAGTTCAAGTAGGTTCTTTAATTACAAATACGGTTACAGACATTGGTAGCGGTACTCCAGGAATATCATTAGTTATCGCAGGAAGCAATATACAAGTTACTTGTCAGGGTGATGACTCTAGTACATATACCTTTTTTGTAGTTGCTGATATAATACGTAGTGCGATAGCGTATTAAATGAATATAGAGATTGTTTTTTATTATTGAATAAAATTAACGAAATTTAAAGGGGATAAACCCTTAAAATAAAAACTTAAAAAAAATAAGTATCTTTGTATAGACTAATATAGAACAATACAGAACAATGTAGATAAGATTAATAAACGATTTTAATTCAAATATAAGATAATGGCAAAGCAGACAATAACAGTTCTTCCAAAGTTGATCACAGCGGCAGATACAGAGAACACAGAGGTAACGATAGAAGTGCCTACTTATGAAGCTGATGAATTTCCTATAGTAACAATAACAGTGATTTCCGGTGCATTTGCTTTTGCGGCAGGACAAAATGCTTCAAATAGTGATGAAATGTATGTTGAACAGGATAAGCTAACGCTAACACTTAGCAACGCAAGGATCAGTCAAAAACTTAATTATGTAGCCTCAGCAGGAGGAGACGCATTTAAAGTAAGTTACTAAATGAATGTTTTAAAAAGCAAAATAAGAAAGAAGAAACTCGATTGGTGGGAGTCTCTCAATGGATTTTTAGTACCATTTAAAAGCCTGGGTTTAGCTCTCCAAAACCTTTGGAGTAAGAAAATCAACCCCGATGGCTTAACCCTACCCGACACTTTAAACAAAGGTACAGCACGTGCTATTGAGCAAGGTGCTTCTTTAGATTTTGATGGAGTAGGGGATTTCGCTTCGATGGGTGATTTAGGCTCTATTACTTACGTGAGTTTATGGGTAAAACAAACCTCTGACAATCAAGAATTATTCTCTTTAGCTAATACTTCTGCCACTATGATAAGTGTTGTGGCAGGAGTGGTAACAGCAGGGGCAAGTATTACACTCGGAACAATTTATATAGATAATGCGACAGCTACAGCCTCCGCAGCAGGAGCAATTTTAAATGATAATGCGTGGCATCATTTGGTAATTCAAATTACCTCTATTGCCGCTTCTGATTTTATGTTAGCAAGAGCAAATGGAGCGTATGGAGAAATTGTAGCGTTTGACGTGAGGATAGGCACAGCAACCCTAACAACAGAGAATGTAAATGAAATCTATTGGGGCAGACCTAGTGGTAATGAAGTAGGATGGTGGAAGATGCAGGAGAAAGGCGGTTCTACTTTATTTGATAGTGTAGCAGGAAATCATGCCTCTATAAACGGTACACCTGACCCTATACGACAAGATATTAAGTCATTTGCCGATGATGAAGGGTTTAGCTTAGGGGATAACAGTACTTACTATGTGGATGATGGTGGGGTAACCCTTATTCCAACAGGAGTAATAATCCCTAAGTTAGAGGGCGGTTCCAATTGTGTAGCTTATAACTCTATTGGTCAAAGACAGCCTTTAGATTACACAGGCAAGGCTCCCATTAACGGACAATTAATAGACAGCCATTGCGGAACGTTTGATGGGGTAGCAGATTACATAACTATACCCACCTCAGACGAACTAGGTCCAACAGGCTCAAGTGGTGAAAGATCCTTTTCGGTTTCTTTTAGATTTACATATATTTTAACAGACGAACAGGGCTGTTTAACAAAAATAAATATAGGGGATAGCTCATCTGCAAAGGAACTTCTTATTGGAGACATTGGTTCTAATAATTTTGGATGTATCTTTTACACAAACGCAAGCACTAGAATAGGAAGAGCTACAGGAGATTTAGACCCTTTTTTAACAGTAGGGCAAGAATACATTGCATTTTTTACTTATGATGGAAGCCTATCATCTACAGGAATAGCTGTTAAGGTTTATGATTTAGGTGGGGCATTAATCAAGGAAGATATTTCCGATGTTAATAATGGAACTTATACCGGACATCCTCTAGTTAAGAATTGGATAATGGGTTCTAATGGAATTGATTACTTTAATACGCAAATGTATGATGTTAGAATGTTTAATCATGAACTTTCTACTTCCGATATTACAGCAGTAATTAATAGAGAAACTTTAGGTAATGAAGTATTACACCTACCAATAGCAGAAGGGGCAGGACTTAAGGCATTTGATGTCAGTGGTAATGCAAATCACGGAACAATAACAGCTATAGAAGCAGACTTTTGGGCTAATACTCAAGACAATTACCACAGAAATGCAGTGAGTGCATTCAATGTTTATGATGATTCAGGAACAGAAATCAAAGTTCCTATAGGTATAGATGCAAACGCTTTATACGGATGGACCTTAGTGAGCAATAACCCGGCAGGAGCATGGTACAACGACCCTGAAAGTTTATGGCTGCCTAATCCACAAGGAGCAGCAGCCCTAATAAGACATTTAGGAATTGACGAAACAACCACTAGAGAGGGGTATGCGGTAGAGTACAATGAGTTTATTGATAATATCAATCCTCTTAAAGCTAAGAATTATGTGAGTTATAGCGATGAACTTACAGTAGCACAAGCAGATGAAATAGAAGCTAAATACGGAGAGGCTGATATATTATCAATGGCTCCTAAGTTGTGGCTAGAATCAGATGAGGTTATTGAGGATGGTGGAGGTAATGTTTCGGGAATGATTGATAAGGGTTATTCTTTAACTACTATATATACTTCTGATTTTTCTGCGGGTGTTGATAGTTTCGGAGTTACTAACGGAGTAGCTACTGCACCCGTAACAAAAGTAGGTGAAACAAATTGTATTTTATTTACTTCAGATACAACTGCATCTGTTCACCGTATTGCTAGAAGTTCAACACTAACTATAGGTAAAGTATATAATATTAAATTTAAGATTTATCAAGAAAGGGATATATCAATCGGGGTTCTATTAAGGGCAAGTGGTGATTTAATTAAGGTTTTAAGTTTAAATGCAGACATTTGGACTTCATTTAATATAAATTTTGTTTCTCTTGGAACTACTTTGCAATTTGAACTTCAAAATCCTATTGCCCAAAGTACAAATGATAAAATTTGGCTAAAAGATATTATTATCACTGAACTCGTCGGAAACAACTTTATCCAAACAACAGGGGCAGACCAACCTACCTTATCGCTTGATGGCAATGGTAAACCACAAATAGCTTATGATGGAGTAAGTCAGTTTTTAGATGGTAGTGCGAACATACCAAATTTTACTAGTGATACAGAAGGAGAGTTTATATTTAAAGTTAAGAGGGATGCAGATGCTACACAAAGAATAGGTGTTAATATGGGGAATACAGCCAATACAAATTATTTTTCCATATTTATCGACACAGATGGATTGGTTAGAGCTAGAGTAAATGCTAATGCTTTTCATGATTCTACTTTTACAATAGATGACTTAAATTATCACATAATATCCATCTCTAGCAACGGCACTTCCTATAAAATATATGTTGATAATCAAGAATTATCAATAGATACGGGTACTGACAATGGTAATTGGATTGGTGATTTAGTAACAACACCGACAACTATGTCAATAGGAGCATTGTTTATTACCAGTGATTTATTTTATAATATATCTGATAAAGCACTACTTTACTTCCCAAATCAACTTACAGATAAAGACAGAGCCATAGTAACACGATATTTAACGAACAAATAGAAAATGATAAAGATACAAATAACAACCGACCAACTCCTAGCTATGGCGCAAGATGTAAACTTTGCTCCATTCGTAGGGCTATTCACAACTATACAGACCTTGAAGTCTGCCACAAATCAAGTGAACAGAATGAAGAAGGGTGAAGAGCATTTAGTTCCTTTAGATGAAGGTAGATTAACTGTTCCTGCAATACTCGGAAGTACAGCTTTTGGTGTAGAATACCCTCTAGGTGTAACAATTTATGTACAATTTCCTTCAAGCCAAGATGCAGATGCTCTACCAGAGTATTTAGCAACAGCATGGAACTTACCTCTAACAGACGAGGATGAAAATCCTATTTCTTATACATGGGCAGATGTTATCAGTAGGAGAAATCTAGCAGATGATGAAAGGATTGCTAAGTTTAGGTTATCAATTTCAGAAATAAACACTTTAGCACAAACAGGAGCAACGTTACTTTTAAAGGCTAACGACCTAGTAAATAGCGTAGAGTGGAAAGCAGAGGAAGTATAAAGTGAGCGAAGAGATATTATTATTCTTAAAAGAAATCTTACCCCCTGAAGTTATTTTGGGGATTATAATTATTGTGGTTATCATTAAGTACGGCCCTAATGTTATTATAAGATGGGAGAAAGCCACTCATAAACTACGAATGAAAGGTAGAGCAGGGAGGCTAGTAAGTCAGTATAGGGCTATATCTAGCATAGGGAGGTCTATGGATATTCTTAAATTAACCGAACCTATCGACAGAGTATTACTTATAGAGCTTACCAATGGAGGTGCAAGCCCTAAACCCGGCTCTAAAATGAGAGCAAAAGTAGTAGAGGTTAAGGTAGCAGATGATATTGTAGGATACAGGCACTACAAGCATGATGAGATAATGAAAGCCTATGAGAATGTAGTAGTAGATGATGCGTATATCAATATGGCTATTGAAGCATCTGAGACAATAGGTTCTGTAAAGCTAGTAGTAGACGAAATGCTACCACAGCGACTTAAAGATTGGTACCAAAACGAAGGAGTAAAGTATAGTGAGGTCTACCATATATTTACAGACATTAATACAGAGACTATGTTTTTATTGTCTATTGCTTCTTTTGATAGTAAGGAAGCATTTAAGGACTTTAAACTAAGGTCGCTTATGCATATACACATTAATAACATAAAAGAAAATTTCGAAAAATACAGAATATGAAACTCTGGAAGGAAAATATTAAGCTAAAGGCAAAGGTAGCAGTACAGGAATCGTTATTTTTCTTAGATAAGGTAGCGACTTCTTTAATGCCACTTGTATATATCCTTTTGTTTTTCTTTGCCCTTGCGCTTTTAATACTACTTACAGGGATCAGTTTATTGGTTGCTATGGTTATGATCGTAAAAAAGAGAAAGGTCAAACCAGTAATAGAAAGTATAGGTGATTTTTACTTAGGACTTGCGTTATCAATAGATCTCCTGGGTAATAATCTTTGTGGACCTTTGTTCAACTGGTTATTACATGATAGCTTACCCGGATGCTTCTTTCACGGCAATCCCAGGCAGACCATAAGCTATGTATTAAAAAAAAATAAAACAAGAGGACACTTGACAAAATTAGGATTAGGAGTATATAATTTAATAGAGTTCTTTGATCCCGGGCATTTTAGTAGGGTAAGATTCTAGTTAAAATTCATTACGTTAATTTTTCATATATTCACATGAAACAAGGTAATGAGAAGTATAGTTTAATTATCAACTATAATAAAAAATAAGATGGGGAAGTTTACACATTTAATGATACATTCAGCAGCAACACCAGAAGGCAAATGGTTTGACGACAGCGATATACTCAAATGGCATACAGGACCAAAGCCTGGCGGTAGAGGTTGGAGTAAGCCTGGGTATAGAGATGTCTTTTTACTGAATGGTAAAGTTGAAAATCTTATGCCTTATAATGCTGATGAGCACATTGAAAGTTGGGAAATAACAAACGGAGCATTTGGGTGGAATGGTACCACAGCTCACATTTGTTATATTGGTGGAATGGATAAAGATATGAAAAAGTCTAAAGACACGAGAACTGAGGCTCAACTTATCAGTATGGAAACTTACATTAAACTTACACTAAGGCTACAGCCTTGGTTAAAGATAATCGGACATAACCAGGTAAATGCTCACAAGGAGTGTCCGGGCTTTAAAGTATTTGAATGGGCTAAAAAAATAGGTATAAGCGATGATAATATTGATTTTAATGATTATACAAGAAGTTCCGGATGAACTTCACCAAGTTCCTGGGGAAGCACTCTTCTTAAATCCCTGGGTTCAGGCTTTGTACGGATGGATTGGTTGGCAAATCTACAGAATTTCCGAGGCAAAAAATAAAATAGACGAGGACAAAAGTGGCTTTATTAACAAGAAGGAGTTAAGAAAGTATTTTGAGTCTGAAGTGTTTGGTTTATTATTCAGCTTTTGGGTAATTCCTGTCGGTGTATTCTGGATAAAACCTTTATGGGAACAGTTTTTTATAGGCGTTCAGTTTACAAATTTCAGTTATATGGTAGCGGGATTAGCCGCCGTAGGTATGCAGGAAGTATTAAGAAGAAGAAGTAAAAAGAATAATAGCGATGCGTAAGAGTATTTTATTTTTAATAGTAATTATTTTACTTTCTGCTTGCGGAAGCACAAAGAAAACAAGAAGATCCAAACGAGCGATGAAGCAGCTAAACAAACTGGAGATGAAATACTCTGACGTTTGGGATACAGTCACAACCAAACTAGTGACCGTAGATACAGTAATCAAACAGGTAACAATCCAAGGAGAAACTAAATTAAAGTACGATACGGTGTATTTAGATTCTATAATATCTATTGTAGATACAGTAAATACAATAGAGTATAAGACACTTTTTAAGTACATACTTAGGTCTATTGTTATCGATACCTTGCATATTGATTCAGGAGGTGTTAAATTAGACGTGTATTATAATAGCGATTTTGGATCTTTGAATTATCTTCTTTTAAAAGATAGCATTAAGATTTCAAAAACAGAAAAGGTAAATATGATAAACCCTACTGTTTATAAGAAGGATAAAAAACATTGGGCATATTGGTTTTTCTTAGGCTTTATAACCGCTTTAGGTATAACAGTTATTGCGTTATTAATAAAATTAAAATAGCATGGAGTTCACTAACTTAAATTATATTGCTCAATCTGTTGCTGAAGTTGTAGGCAAACCCCTTGATATTCCTTTCATAAGGATGATAGAAAGAGAGATTCTTTCTAAAAGAGCAACGCTTATTCGACAAGACTTCACTAGGGATAGAACATTATATCAACAGTTAGTGCAAGATTTAAGCTGCATTGAAATGGAAAAAAGATCTATTTCAGAATGCTGCTCCGAGGTGACGGGTTGTTCTGTTACAAGAACTAAGCAGCCCATTCCTAATCCAATAAGATTAAAGCAAAGTGTTTCTCCATTTTTTTATGTTGGAGGCATCGACAAAGCTACCCCTTATGGTTGGACAACACCTGAAGCAATCCCTTACATCGTTGAGGGTAGAAGATTTAAAGGTAAAAATGTTTTATATTATAGCTACTTAAATGGGCACTTATATGTATTCTCTCCTTTTGGTCAAGATTCTGTTAAGAAGATAAATGTCCGCGCAGTATTTGCGGATTCTTTAGAACTTGAGAAGTTGAAAAATTGTGATGGAAATTCCTGCTACAAACCAGGAGACCTTCCAATTCCTATGGATATGGAGGATTCTATTAAGAAACTTATTTATGCTGAGCTTTCTATAATGCAACCACAACAACCAAAAGAAGTAACTATAGATGAGCGCCAGGTACAATCATAATCTTTCCTATACATTTATTAACGACGATATAGATGTTGATATAGCTACATATAGAAATGTACTAAAAGACTACTATAAGGCGATCAGAGATTTATCTGTAGAAGGTCATGAGGTAAGATTACCTGGAGGCTTTGGCACCCTTAGAACAAAAAGAGTTACTCGAAGTTTTAAGAGGCATCGTATAAATTTTCAAGCTTCTTTTAAAAGAAAACAAGAAATTATAGATGAGGGGTTAATTCCTCGAAAAGCCGGGGAAACTACAGGTGAGGATTGGATTGTGTATTACACAGACAACTCATTCAATATGATTTCTTGGGAAAAGAAGAATATGCGTAAAATGAAAAACATGTACGCTTATAGATTTAAAGCGGCTTGGAGTTTTAAAAGGGCGCTTGCAGAAAAGTTTTCGAATAACTTAAACGACATTACGATATGAGCAAAAGAAGATTAGTAAGCTCGGCGCGAGTTCTCCAGAGAGTCATGCGTCTTATGAAATTTGCAGGAACCGATTGGATTCCGGATGCTTATGAGTATATAGGAGAATCTGTTTCAGACATAGGTACTTCAGCGCCCATGGTAAAAGATGCGGTTGAATTAAAGATAAAAGATCACCGGCATAAACTGCCCTGTGAAATAGAGACAATATATTTTGTAGAATACAATGGCAGAAAGCTAAACAACGGAGGAGACTATACAGGGTATAGTTTACCTAAACTTCCAAGAACTACTAAAATATACTCTTTAAGTAGTACAGGAACGCAAAGTGCAGATTTGGTATACTTAAATGGTGATCCCGCTACATACGAGTCAGAACTTCTTTCTCCAGTAGATAGCGAGTACTACTTACTCAATCCGGATTACATACAAACTTCTTTCGAAGAAGGATGTATAAAAGTGCATTTTGCAGGATTTCCAGTAGACAGCTCAGGTTGTCCGTATATAGTGGATGATTATAATTACGAGACTGCTGTTACTTGGTATGTTATAAGTCAAGTCCTGCTTTCAGGATATGAGCATAAAAAAATAGACTGGACGATGGCTGAGCAAAAATATGAAGAGCATAAAGCAAAAGCCAGAAACAACATGAAGATGCCTGATATGGGTGAAATGGAAAGGTTTAGACAGATGTGGGTAAGAATGATCCCGCCTAAAACTTTACCTCAAGACTTCTTTGCAGGCGCTGAGACTACTGAATTTATAGCAGGATTATAAAACACAACTTATGAGCAAAATAAAAAGAGAGTATAAAGCAGTTGTTAAAAGGGTATATGACGCAAAGACTATTGTGTTGAACATAGATCTTGGCTTTGGTATGTGGATGCATCACCAAAAGGTGAAGCTTTATGGAACCGAAGATCTTCCAGGCACAAGAGGAGAAGATAGAAAGCGTGGATCATATCTTAAGAACATACTTTCAGATGCTATACTCTATAGAGAGGTAACTATAGTTTCTCTTAAAGAAGGAAATTCTTATGAGGTTATTATGGATCTTGAGCTTGTTGAGGACGGAAAAATAGTAAAGAAATCAATAAATACATTTATCGCCGGTTCCTATATTCTTTCTTTAGATAAGAAAGATAAAGAGTTGGCTTTCATGGAGGATTAATAGATTAAAAGACATTTAAAATGAAGCCAGTAAAAGGAATAAACCAGGATGTAAAGCTAGAAGATCAACCAGACGGAACCTGGAGGATTGCTAGAAACATGGTTGTCGATGGTCCCGCAACGTTAATGAACGAAAAAGGCTTTGTGGAAGACTCTATAGGCGATACTAGGCTTATCATTGGAAGCGTAAGTATACCTGACGATAAGATAATACTATTCTCTATACACTCAGAGACTTTTGATGAAAGTACAATTTCAGTACTTGATTCATCAGGAACGCTTGTTAATCTAGTTATAGATCATGTATCTTTAAATTTCAACAAAGACTATCCTGTTAGCGGAACCTTTACTTATAACACCGACAAAGAACTTGTGCTTGTTATTACTGATAATTTTAATGAGCCAAAGATTCTTAATTTAGGTGATTTAACTGAATCTGTTTATATAAACCAAAATCAGCTAAAACTATTTCCGGATGTCGCTACACCGGCCTACACAATACAGGAAATCCTAGGAGGAGGTGGCCTTCTTGCGGGAGTGTATTACTTCTTTTTTGCATACATGACAGATGATGGCTCATCAACAAACTGGATGTCGCCAACAAATCCAATTACAATAATTTCAGACAGCACAAGCAAAGCGTACAATAGCGTAGAGGGCGATAAGCCAAATGCTGTTGCCGGGAAAAGTATTGTAATAAGGCTTAATAACGTAGATGTAACGTACAAAAGAATAAAGATGGGCGTTCTTTCTAAAATAGGAGGCGTCACTTCTGCTAAAGAAATATCTGAATACCCTATAACAAGTAATAGGCTTGTCGTATCATATACTGGACTTGAGGTTTCTCAAGATCTATTGGTTCAAGAACTTGTAGTAAATAATGCTACGTATGAAAAAGTAAAGAACGTTCATATACTAAACGACGTGCTTTACCTAGCAAATACTACCAGTGAAGATGTTGTAAAGTATCAAAAGTATGCTAATAATATATTAGTGCAATGGACGCCTAGTGCGGATATACAGTTAAATTCTACAAGTGGATCTTATAAAGACCCACAAACAATTTATCTTGCTAGATCGTTTGCTCCAGGAGAAATTGTAGCGCTTTATATACGTTTTGTGCTAAACAACGGAAACACTTCTTCTGCATTTCATATTCCCGGTAGACCTGCGGATACAACGTATGTACCTGAAGATAATGCTTACACATCTACTCTAGCTGTAAATTCAGAAAAACTTCCAGAGTCAGAGATAAGATATAAGTCTATAAATAACAGAGCAAAGCGTTTTCACTTCCGAGAAACAGCAACCTATGATGACACTCGGAATGAAGGTGACATGGGGTATTGGGAAAATCTTGACGAGTATTATCCTCTTACAAAAGATGATGATTACGACAGCACCACTAATTATGCAGATGGAACGCTTGCGCCGGGTGGAAGAAATTTATACACAGAAGGAACAGGTAATGTTTTACATCACAAGTTACCAAGTTTCGTAAAGCTTACTGAATGGGGTCTTCAACCTGCTTTGGTTACAAGTGGAACAGAACCTTCTAACACAGAAATAGAAGCTAAAACAGAAGCTAGATTACCAACAACTATGGAAGGTCTTAGTCAGTTTAATTCATATTATCCTGATGATCCTGTACTTAGAGAAAGTGCTAAATTATTTTTAATAAACAATCAATTTTTAGGGATAAAAAGTAGGGCCGTCATAACAGACATTGAAAACGGAACAGACAGAGACTTGGTTATTGAAGGCGGTGTTGTTAATTATAATTTTCAATTAGGTATTATAAATCAGTCTACGGGTCTCTATCTTCCATTTGTTGACGGAAGTTGGAATGATGAATATAGGTTCTATGTTTGCGTTGGAGAGCCCACTATATTGACTTCTTATTTTACAAACGCAGCAAATACCAATAATTATCCAGGGAGAACTCCAGGAACATCATTAATAAATCCAAACGATTCTAGCGTTATCGGATATGTTATTTCTTCTGTTTTAATAAGTAAAGAAACAGGATCTAAAGGAAAATATTCATTAAACAACGCTATTTTTGTGACAATGCAAAATAATGAAACAACATCAATAAGCGCTATGAATAGTGCTTTTGATATGAAAACTGGTGATAGAATTTGTGTTTTTTCATCACACAACTTCGGTCAGCCAGACTCAGATGTAAATCCTCCACTTATTACAGGAGAAATAAATATTTCTCAAGACATACCGGGCTACAATTCAGACGGAGCAACAGAAGCATACTTCGGAAAAGCGCTAGGTATAAAAGTAAAGAACATTGCTATACCTAAAGAAATAAGAGATAAGGTAAAAGGCTTTGAAATAGTGTATGCTGAGAGGGGCCTTGGTGACACACTCTCTCTTGGATCAACTGTTATGTTTAACGGTACAGATCCTTTCGGAACAGAAGATGTTGCTTCAGGTACTGATGAGTATGTAAGACTTCATCCGCCGGATCTTTTAAAGTTTAAACCAAATACTAAGCCTTCTTATTTACAAATTCAGGCAGAAATAGAACTAACACCTTTTGAGCAATGGTATTGGTCAAATACAGGAGGCTCCTTTTCTGATGGATTCAAACAAACAAATAATACAGACGTGTTTGATGATGAGTGGGCTACACCTACGAGTTGTAATTTATATTTAAATAGCACAGATCATTTAGTTGTTAAAGTAGACAATGGACAATATATAGATGGTGATAATGCTTCTGGAGAAGTCAATAACGGATTTAGAGAAGAGTTTTATTATGTAGAGGTTGACTCTGTGGTGACATCAAACACAGGTAAAAGATTCCTAGTATCTCTAATGACTTTTAAGACTAACTTATATAACTCTTTCTATGAGCAAAGATTAGTATCTACAGGAAAGGTAATTGATATTCCGTATGATCCATACGCAGATTATCAAAGTAGCGCAGGTGAAGAACAATCTTTTGTTTTTTTTGGTGGCGATACTTTTTTACAGAAGGTTTATACTAAAATGAGCGCTCCTTCTTTTAATGTTATGGATAACGCTTTAGGTTTAGAAACCGGAGACATAGGCATTAACAGCCAGGGAAGAATTAACTGGTATGGATACAGTCTCTATACCTCGATGAATGCAGGACTTATTTATGAGGGTGATGAGTGGTTTGAAAAGATGTATCCAAAAACACTATCAAATCCTCAAGTTTTTGCGCCAGGAGGATATGCTAATTATGAAGTGCCTGAAGTATATGAAGGAGCTTCGGTTCTTGACAATTGGGGGCATTTCTTTATGGCGATTCCTCAACCGAGAAATTATAATACTGATTATACTTCTATCAATAATGTAGATCAAAGTATAATTCCTTTTGATCCTTCTCAGACCTACAATCAAACAGACGAGAATCTTATAGCGAGGTCTTTAAAAGGAAATGGTGCTAATCCGTTAGCAAGCATACGCTTATTTTTGCCTAATGATTTTTATCAAATGCCTAGAGATAGAGGTGCTATTTGGAATGTGGACTCACTTAATGATACACTACTTATACATCAAGAGTTTGGGTTATACAGAACTGTTGGTAAGGAAATTATGAATGTTTCTTCTACCGCTGAAGTTGTGCTTGGGTCTGGTGATGTATTTGGAAGAGAGCCACAACTTATTGCCCTTGACGGAAATGATAACTTTACAGGCACAAGAAGTAAATACGCTGCGTTTAGTTCTAAGCTTGGCTACTTCTTTGTAAATGAGAAAATAGGCAAAGCATTCTTACTTACAGATTCACTTAAAGAAGTAAGTGGCTTTGGACTTAGGAGATTCTTTAGAGATAACAGCTCACTCTCTACTTCGGATGATAATCCGTTTTACACTTCTGGATTTACAGCAGGATACGATGCGGACTATAACAGAATACTTGTCACTAAAAAAGACGGAGAAAATAGTTGGACGTATTCTTATTCTGGAGATATAGAAGCGTGGGCTTCAGTGCATGATTATACGCCTGTCGCTTATGGAAATGGAAACTTCTTTTTTATAATTAATTCATCCTCAGTATACAGAGGCAATACTTCCGAGGAGATAAGGGGTAGATACTTTAATCAGGAATACTTCGAATCATTTGTGGACGTTGTATTTCCCTTTAACTATGGACCGGGCGTTTCTGGACAGCTTAGAGGACTTAACTGGAACACACAAGTTGTTAGACCTGGCGATATATCGCTAAGAGACAAAACAATCGATAAGGTAATTGTATTTAATAACTATCAAAACAGTGGGGAAGTATCTGTAAATCCAACAGCTCTCTCTGGGAATAGTAGAAATGTGCATAACACTTGGAGATTCAACTCATTCAGGGATATTATGCGTAGAAGAGAAAACGCAATGATTCAGCCATTCTACGAACTGGATGAAACTAAAATAAATAACGACGTTAAATGGCACGATAGAAAGCGATTTATAGATGCTTTTGTAACGGCTAGATTAATATATTCAAATACAGTTGAGGACTATACAGCAGATGGCGTTGGGAAAAGTTCTAATTATGCAATATATTTATATGGAGTCAACGCTGAGTCTTTACCCTTAGTTAGATAATAAAATTATGAGAACCGATCCAAAGAAAAAAAAGTTAAAAAGAACAAAACTTAGTGAAACTGGGCAAGCAAAATATAAAGAATGGCTTGGTAAGAATCCAGACATTGAAGATGTTGATATTCCTGCTCTTTTATTAACTGAAGCGAGAAGAGGTGTTTTTAAAAAGTATGAAGATTATTTAGTTGATGGAAAATTTAAAGCTCCATATTTAACAGGTTTTGATGGAAGGCTTCTTGTTCCTGCTGATGATGGAATAGAGGATAAACTTAAAGATTATTACAGTAGCGAACATGCTGAGTCTCAAAGAGCTGGATCAATAAGAAGAGATGATAGTGGAAATTATATACCTGACAATGATGGTTATTATAGGTATCGCACTAGAGCTCCTGGAGTAAATCCATTACTAGAGAAGCAAATTGCTAACTCAGTTGCAGCACAAGAATCAACACCTAAATTATATAATGGTGGCTATGTGGGGAAAAGAGAACTGCCTAAGTATGGCTTCGGTTCTTTTCTTGACAAAAATGCACAAGGAATTGGCAATACAGCAGGAATTATGGGAATGGCAAGCCCCCTTGTGTCTGGATTAATCTCGGATGATAAGCCAGGGTTACAGGGTGGTGTCGGTGGCGCAATGAGTGGCGCTGCGGCAGGATCTAAATTCGGACCTTGGGGTGCGCTTGCAGGTGGCGTTATTGGTGGAATTGGTGGGATAATCGGTGGAAAGAAACAAGCGCAACAAGAAGAAGAACTACAAGCTGAAATGGATAAAGACAGGATACAGAAAACTGTCCAGATGAGACAGGAGTCTGATAAGGGTTCTTTAAGTACATTTCCAACACAAGGCGTTTCTGGAGTAAATTATTATGCGGCCGATGGTGGGTACATAGCGCCTCAGTACTTAGCTGAAGACGGTGAGACGATAGAACACCAAGGAGGAGATCCTCAAGCGTTTAATGGAGAGCTTTCAAGAATATCCTCTGATATGTCTATGATTAACGGACAAACTCACCAGGGTCCTGATGGCGGTGTTGAGATGACCGGGGGTGATTTTATCTATAGCAACAGACTTAAGAGCTCTAAAGAACTTGTTACTGACCTTAAATTTGCCACTGGAAGAGATTTTAAAAGAGGAACTTACGCAGAACTTTCTGAAAAAATCAGTAAATTGAAGGCCAAGGCTGAGGAAGTTGTAGAAAATTCTACTTTTCCCCCAAGCTTAAATTCTGCCAGGCTTAACTTAGAGCGTTATGAAGAGGCTCTTGAGTTGTTAAAATTTGAACAAGAAATGAGAAAATCGAAATAACATGTTACCTAAAAGAAAAAGAAAGCTAAAAAAATATATAGGAGGAGGTCCTGTTCGTGAGATGTTTAATGATCTTGAAAAAGTTTCTTCTAGACCATTAACATACGGACAACTTAATAAAGAAGGTTTTGTTGGTCCTGATGCAATGACTATGGTCAATCAACCTGATTATGGAAACATGGCTGATGTCAATGGTATGGATAAGTTTAAAGCGGGCGCTAGAAACTTTGGAAGCAAAATTGGTGAATTTCTTAACGACCCAAATACAGGTGACGCTATAAAAAGACATACAGGCGACGCTTTGGCTGTTGGTAACTTTCTCATGAATAGAAAGAACATAAACGAAATGCCTATAACGCAACCGTATCAATTAACCAGAAGTTCTATGATTGATAATACCCGGCAAGACAGCCAGGCAATTCAAGATATTAGAAATCAAGCTAGAATGACAACCCTTGCGGGAAGAAATTCTGGAATGAATCAAGCTCAAGCTTCAAATGTGTCTGCGGACGCAAACGCAAGAGCTTCTCAAGATATAGGAACTGCTAGAAATAACGAAGATAAACGACTTCTTGATGTTAACAGTAGAAACGTTTTTGCAAAAAACAGAGAAAATGCGATGAACACAAACATCTTTAATCAGATGAAAGGTTCTGAACAACAAAATCAATTCTTGCAGACGCAACAAAAAGTTGGCAACAGAAACAACTTACTCTCTAGTTTAACGGGAAACCAGTTTATGAGAAATAATCAGGATCTCGAAAGAGAGCGTATGACTATGACTGCTATGAGGGATAATGGAAGAGGTACTTTAGGACCTGTAATTCAGCAGCTTGAGGCTTCAGGGGGAGATCCAATTTTAATTCAGCAATTAAAAGACATTCAGAATAATAAAAAGGCTACTGCTGCTAATTCTTAAATTAAAAAACTATGGCAACATTACAAGGAGGCTTTGAGTTTAAACCAGTTATAATGCCTTTGAAGGGAGAACCTTTAAAGGAATTTTCTGAGTTAACAGATTCTAGGATAAATCAGTACGACACAGGAGTTGAGGCTGAAAATATATTCAAGACAGCTTTATCTACGTTAGAGACGGCTCCCGGGGAAAACCCTCATAGGGATGCTGTAGCTGAAGAATACCAACAGCAGGTACAAAATCTTACAGATAAATACGAAGGCCGCTTTGAGCTTCCTCAATTCAAACAAGAGGCGGCTGTACTTAGAACGAAAATTTTAAGAGACAAAAGACTTGATGTTATAGGCAAGAACTTAAATGAATACGAGCGTTATCAAAGTGGGAAAGACAAGGGCCTTCTTAACTTTAAGAGTTGGGAGGATCATATTGCTAAGCAAAATGAAACAGGTGAACTTGAATATTTCAACAGAGATCAGGAGGCTGAGCTAGACCCTTACAGTAAGGCTAAGAAAATGACAGATATTTTTACGCCAGAAATTATGGGTAAAGTTGCGCCTGGAATGACTATTGTTTACGAAGACATGGTAGATAGAGATGGTGTTTCTTACAAGCAGCCTATAATGAAAACAGCTTCTGGAAAGAATTTCCATATAAACGACGGATCAGCGCAGGCTAAAAAAATAAAGAAATACATAGACGACAATGTTTTACCTGCATTTCTCGATAGTGCAGAAGGGCGTCAGTTTATGAAAATGCAGCAAAGTAAAAACTACTATGGACTAAATGAAGAGGAAGCTTTAGAGGGCGCAAAAGATTTAATGTACTCTACAGTCACACATAGAAGTGATAGTGATGCTAGGTATACACCATTAGCTGTACAAAAAGGTAAAACTGTTTCTGGTGAAAATGAAGGTAAAGACAAGGAATTACCACCAGGAAAAATTAATACAATTATTCCTACTGAACAGATTGATGTAGACAAATTAAATGAGACTAAATCATACGGTAATCAACTTACAGGCAAAGGTGATAAAACTATAATAGAAGAACTAGAGGATACTGAGTCTAGCGCTAATCATGTGAATAATATTGTTGTTCCAATGAACGATATAATGACTTCTCCGAGTGTAGAT